TGATACTTATCTTTGATTCTACCAGAACCATCATTTACCAATACGTCAGCAGGAGCAGTTGATGACAAGATAGTTACTATGCTACCAACGTCGCTCGTCTGAGGCACAAATGCCTGTACTACATATGATTTATTTACGGTATAAAGCATGGTTCCAACCAAATCTTCCGTAATCATAATTCTGTATGTAGGGCCGTAAGTTTCGCCAGTACCAAGATCGGCTTCCGAAACTTCTCTTTCTCTGCATACCAATTCATAGCACGTTCTAGCGCCTAAAACGTTACCTTCTGTACCCAAAGTGCTATATCCGACGTGCATGACTTCAAATCCCAATAACGAGTTGCCATATGAGAAAAAGAACATGTCTTGTGGTTTAGGGTCACTGTTAGTTCCAACTAATTTCTTGAAAGTTCCAATATGTAACCACATTGAAAATTCAGAAATGTTTGTTTGCCCCCATCTGTTGTAGAGCAACGTTTCTTGAACTTGTCCGTCTTTTAGAATTGTAGTCAACTTATGCTTTTGAAGATATTTCTTCAAAGTATCTTCACCGAATACTCTGTCTTTGTTTGGGTCAACAATACATGGAATGTATTCAACTGGAATTCCTTGAATTTGGAACTGCTGAGCAATTAAATTATCATACATCTCAATCGTATTTGATTGATTGAAGTATCCCGTAAACTGCGGGAAGTAATCTTTCTTTGCTAATGGATCGTCAGTACCGGCCATGAGGGTTGCTCCCAGCCTTATTTATACTTTTTACTGCTTTTTCTTGTATTTTATGCCTAAAGTAAGATGGAATTCATGATTATTGTTCATGTAAGGCGTAAACCCAAGGTCCATTCTTATCTTTTGTATCTCAAAACAATCAACTATTTCAAAAGCACACTCGTAAACCTCATCCCAAGACTGCGGATCAAGCACTCTAAGGTTATCCCTAAGAGTAAAAGTGATTTCTTTACCTTCAAATTGAAAATCTTCTGGTATTTTTCTGACTTCTTCTCTAGAAAAAACAGAAATGTGAGGGTCATACGGCGGAATATCCCAATTTGCTGGCAAAAGAATAAGCTTATCTCTACGTTGTTTCCAAAGTTTCTTATCAACTTCCAACATTCCCCATTCTTTTCCCTTGGTACGTCTTATTACCAATTTACCAGTATGAGTTAGCTTGCTTCTTTCACCTGAGAAAACTTCTTTTATAGTGTTTTTTATCTTATCCATAATCTACTTTCTATATTATTTTACCATATTTAACCAACATAGAAATCCGGTGGATAACCCCACTTGTTATCCAACACTTCTTGTTCTAATTCTTTCTTCTCTTCTTTACCTTCGCTGGTGTACAATTCAGCATTCAATGTAACACCGCCAGGAAGAGTCATATTTCCATATAATTTCAAATTAGCGCCAACTTGAATTTTAGCTAACGCCAATGCGTAACGGCGAACGAAGAGATTTTCAAACATCCATTTGTCTGGTACTCTTGCCCATACTGGAAGAATAATAGTTCCTGCGCCAGGTCTTGGTGAGAATCTAACACGTCTAGTTTGTTCAAGGAATTGAGCACTTATTTTAACAGTAAACATTTGACGAATCATCTCAATATACTGCATGCCTAACATGTATGAAATCAAGTCAGGGCCACCGCCGCCGGGTCTACTACCGCCGCGAGTTCCAAACGCACCAACACCAGCGCCACCTTGAAGACTACCGTATCCTGGCGTAGAAGCGCTTATGAATAACGCATTTCCACCGACAATACTACCTGTTCCACCGCCACCTAACGACGACACGGCACCAACGCCGGCAGCTTGTGCCATATACGCAAGCATACTCGCGTCATCATCCACCGCACCTTGGCAGCAACCAGTGTTAGCGGTATTACCACCGGTACCAGGAAGAACTTCTTGAATAGCTACAACGTTTCTAGGGAGTTGATATTCCGCATTATAAAGTAAGAAAGGCGCAGCAGAAGTAGCACCTAAAACATTTGTACAATTACCTTCTTCTAACGTTGGTAGATACGATGGATCGTCTCTATCTACAGCGCCTGTACAATATTGAGGGCAGATAACTACGAATTGTTCTTCATTACCAACGCCACCTAAAAATGTGGTTGCGTAGTCTACGGCATCGTCAATAGAATCTTCAAGTTGTTCACTTGAAATAGGAACACTTATAATAGGGCTTCCTAATTTCTTGCGTATCCAGTCTGCTAATTCTGATTTTTTGTTATAGACTTTCATGAAATAAACCCTTTTTGCTGTCTATATTTATAGTTTATTTCAATTATTTCTTTTGGCTTTTATTTTGGATTATGTTTTATTACCGTTTTGAGTAATTTAATATATTGCCATCTATCTTCTGGCAAATGTTCATATGGTATTCCGGCTTTCTTCAAAGCAGCTAATACACGGGCAGTATCAACACTAAACCATTCTTTATTAGATAGTGTTCTAAACTCATCCAAGACACTCAGGTCAATATTATTAGCTGGTTTGCTCTCTATATTGGTACTGTTCTTCATATCAATTACAGGAGGCTCTATGCGTATTTCTTGAAGAGATTTTAGAGCTTTATCTTCCATTGCGTCCAATTCTTTGAAATTTGGAAATGGAGTTTTAGGTGGTTCTTGTTGTATAGGCGCAGGTAAAGGTGCGGGTTGATGCGTAGCTACAGGTAAACGGCGAGAATCGTGATCATCTGGAACATAATTAGGCAAATACCTAAAACCAGGGAAGCCTATGAAATAGTCATAATTCCCGAATACAATTCTATTATGTCCTATAGTAGTCTTCTTACCTTCTATATTGAGTGTAACTGGACCATGGACACGTAAAAAATACGCATTAAATCCTTTAGACATATTTACGCCCTATTCAATTCAGTTAATTCTTTTTTAGCTTGTTCTATTTCAGCATCCATCTTTTCTATGGCGTTTTCTAATTCTTGTCTTTTAGCTGGGTTTAGTTCAAAACCTTCTTTCATTGTTATCAACTCTTGGACAGCATTAGCCATAGATTCAAGAAGAACATCCAAATGCTCTACTAGTGATTTTCTTTTCCAATTTATTTGATCCCTTGTCATTGTTTTTGGATCAAGCGGAACATGCGGCTTCTTCTCTTTCACTTCGTCTGACATATAGATTTCCTTTATTTCATTATAGCATATTTCAATGAAATATATGTCGAAACAAAAAAGGGAGTGGTTTCCCACTCCCTTTCTTTAGATATCAAATCAACCGAGCTTAGTTACCGGAACCAGCGAGTGCGGAAGCACTGAGGTTACGGATATCAATGTAGCGGTAGTAGAGTTCTGCACCAAAGAGGTTGTTGCAGAGACCGTATCTAGTCATTACACCAATGCGTGGTTGGAAGTTTTCCTGACCGACTGCTCTGGAGAACATGAGTGGGATATATGGGCAGTAGATTATTCCTGCGTCATTGTCCTTTGGACCCTTGTAACCAACTACAGCGTAGTCAGAAGTTGCGAACATGTCACGGTAGACAGTGAAGCGACCGACAGTTCCGACTCTTGCGACACCAGAAACTTCCGTGGAGAGGTTAGTGTTGACGCTGGAGACAGCGAATTGTTCGAGAGCTTCGAGAGCGGCGACTACACCTGGGCTTGCCAAGATGAAGTTACCAGCACCACGACGGGTTGCTTGTGCGATTTCGTTAGAAGCCTTCAACATTGTAGTGTAGAGGGTTCTGAACTTTTCTTGTTCCCAACGTCCGTCAGCTTGTGCTGAAGGAACTGTTGCGCCAGTGTAGTCCCAAACCAATACGCCACCGACTTGTGCGAGTGCGATGATGTTGTTCTTGACTTCTGCGTCGATTTCTGCGGAGATTTCGTATGCGAGCAAGTCAGTGAGTTCTTCTTCGATGTCAACATTGTGCATGTTTGCCAAGTCTTGTTGAGCTTCGAGAGACCAACGTGCCTTGAGCTTACGTGTACGAGCAACGATTTCTTGGGATTCAATGGAGAGTCCCATTTCGCGCATGTTGTTGACTGGAGTTGGAAGACCACAGAAGCCGTCTGCGTCAACTCTTTCACCAACTGAAGTGCTGTATCCACCGTGAGGTTGTGGGATAGAACCTTCTGAGGTTGAGAGAGATGCGTTACCACCACCTGCAGTTCCGTTAGTTACGAAGTAAGCGGAAGTTGGGAGGGAAGTACCGGAAACTGGCATACCACCTGAGTAAAGAGCACGTACAGTGTTGTAGCCTGCTTCTTCATTCAAGGTTGCGCCACCTTCGGCACATTGGTAACGGTAACGGAGAGCGTATGCCAAGCCTACTGGTGTAAACATTGGTTGAACGCCTACGAGGTCGTTAGTTACGAGTTCTGGGAACACACGTGCGACGAGAGGCATTGCGATAGGCTTGAAACGAGCGATACCCGTGTCTGCACCACATGATGCTGGAACGGATGGGGTTCCTGCGCCGCATGCTTCATTGAGTGTGCCGCTGAAATAGCGGTTTTGTTGTTCGAGGAGCTTCGCAGTCATAACCTTTCTGGAATCAGAACGGATGTGCTCTACGAGTGGCTGCCACTTCTTGAGTAAGGATTGAATTTGTGACATGATTGATTGTCTCCTGGGCGGAATGCCCTGGTTAATTGGTTAATGGATTAGTGCTGTCTGTGGAGTCTCTTTACGTACTCGCTCATTTCAGAACTTACACTTTCAGTTAATGGTTCGCTCTTAAGCTTTTCTAATTGCTTCTTAGCGTTTTCACTTAGAGGTTGCTTCTCGGATTTAGCTGGAGTGCCGTTCTTTGTTTCGTTTACAACTGGAGTGCCCTTTACGGAGCTTTCAATGATGATATCTTTGACTTGAGCAAATTTAGCATCAATTTCTTCGAGGTTGTAGTTTTCTAACAATTGAACCGCCTTCTTGCGTTGGTCGATTGTCATACCTTCGGTGATTTCAGAAATCTTGGCTCTCTTTTCGAGTTCCTTATTTCTTGCTGCGAGACGAACATTATCCTTTACTTTAGCATTTATGCTGAGTGTAAGGTCTTCATTGGCTTTACGAGCTTCCTTGATGACTTCATAGGAGGTTGTATCAAGCTTGATATAATTCTTGCTGAATACTCCCATTATGCTTTCAACGAGTGGTTCGTAAGCAGATAACTTAACAGCCGATTCCATAACTTCTTGAGGGATATTCTTAACAAGTTCAGCTTCAAAGAATTCTGAAATCTTGTCTACCATTTCCTTCTTGAATTCACCAACCTCTTTAGCAAGAACGGCGTCTTGCTGAGTCTTATGATTTCTTGCTTCTTCTATAGCAATACTTTCAACAAAGTTTTTGTAATTTTCGCTTTCTTCCTTAACGATTGATTCAAGGTGATCACGATACGCAGAAGCTTCTTCGGCAACCAATTGCTCGACTTGCTTTCTGTAGTTCTCAACCTCTTCAACCATTATTGCTTCTTTCTCGTTGATGCTACCAACAACCTTTTCAGCAAAGGCGTTTGCTTCTTCTTCGAGAACCTTTTCCTTTTGAGCGATCAAATCCATAAGGGACTTTTCTTTAGTTTCGTATTCACTCTTGAGCTTGCCTGCTTCTTCAAGGAATACTGCTTCCTTAGCGGCTAAGTCTTGAGTAAGAGCTTCTACGCGAGTCTTTACAACACCTTCAATCATTTCCGAAACTTTTTGACGAAGTTCAGCAGAAACTAAATTCTTGTCTAAACCTTCAAAAATTTGTTCAAGGACTGTCTTATCCATAGAGGGCTCCCTTATATCAGATATTATTTATATTCTCTTTTATAGAGTTTCGAAGAATTTGTTTAATTTTTCCAATAAGAACGCATCAACATCTTTTCTTGGCATATTTTTCAAAGCTTCTGTCAAATCTTCATAAGCCTTTACGCTTTTTGCCAAAGTTGCTTCGGTATACTTTCCGCCAGCAATAACGTATTCTTTGCTTTCCATGATACCTTCAACGAATCCCTTTGGGGCTGAAGGATCGGCAACAATGTCAACCGCAATCAATTCATATTCGTTGACTAATTTGCCACCGTTTGATTCATCAAGAGAACCTAAACCTCTTGATGAGACGCCAAGCTGAAGTCCATTTCTAAGAACTGTTTCTGCGATTCTTCCATATTCGGTATCTACCAATTGAGCTTTACCGATAACGAGATTATTTTGCCAGTTCAACTCAGTAATGAAGTGGGACCATCTGTGTAAATTGATTTCTACACCTTCTGGATGTCCTAATTCACCGTAAGAACGCAATCTTCCTGGCTGCATGCGTTCTTGGAGATACTTTTGAACGCATGCTTCCATCATTTGACGTGGATAAACGCGACCATTTCTGTTTGTAGTATCGGTTTCAATCATCGGACCGATGATACATGGCATCTTCTTTGGTGTTGATGGGTCTTTACTTTCAACAAGTTCAACAGTACATTCGTTGTCGAATCGTTGTAAACCTTCAACTATAAGCTTTAAGGTACGCATGATTGAATTCCTCGTATAGTGTATTTATATAAGAGGAAATCTGTTTTTATTGGCTTTCTTTAGCTTTATTCTTAGTCTTGTCGCCAAGTTCCTTTAAGAATGTTTCTCTTCTGTCATCAATCATGATGCCAATTTTAGTAGAAAGCATCTTAGGCATGGAATCCTTAGCGCCAGAATAGTTGTCATTAGCCATAGAATCTAAAAATGATTCTATTTCATGCTTTAATCTTTGTCTGCTATCCATAATATACTTAGCCTCCTTAGTATCTAGTTCTAATATCTTCGTATCAAACTTTTGTCTTACGCCTTTCCAGAATACAGGTTTTGATTTCATTCTATCTTCTAATGATTTACCTGTTTTTTCTTGTTCAACGATACATTCATTCCAAAGCTTAGTAAGAGATTCCTTGCTTAAACCGCTGCGTTTTGCGATAGTTCTCAAATAAGAATTAGATTCTTCTAATTGTTGGACTTCTGATAATTCTTCACTTTCATTTTTTGGATCAGCATTAGCGTACAAAGCACGAAGTTGAGCATCAGCTTCTTCTTTGGAATCGTGTGTACCAAAAACACGTTTAGTGTCTTTGTTGATTACCTTATACTTCTCGCCGCTCTTTTCAATTCCGTATGGCATGGTTCACCTTATTCTGCTGGGGGTTCATCAAGGGTTTCAATATCATCACCGCCTTCCTCGTTACCGCCGTCTAATTCCTTAGCGGCTTTCTCGGAAGCAAGTAATTCTTCATTCTTTTCGTAATCATCATCTGACATTTCAAGATACTTCTTGAATGCGAATTCTTTAGATATGAGTGGATCATCACCACCTACCATATCAGCGACATTAGCAAACTTATTGAACTTCATTTCTTGAATCTTAGCTTCCATGAATTGATCAAACAAGTTATTACTAAACATTCTTACGTAAATGTCTTCTTCTCTAATTCCGTGTTGCTCAACGATTCCCTTCAATCTCAAGTGAGATAAGAACACGCTCTTGAAAATATTAGCAAATCTGCTGGAATAAGCTCTTACTTGCTTAACAAACTTGACTTCCTCTCTAGTGATGTCGGAAGTGTCACCGATTGAGAATCCAGTATCAGATTCAAAACGGCTAATAGGTACTTTCAATGAACGATAGAGCTTGTTCAAGAAGAATATAACGTCATCAATTTGTCCGAGGTTTTCACCACCGGCAAGAGTATCAACAGTAGAGGCTCTACCACCGTTGAAAACAGGGAACCAAAAGTCTTCTGTCATTGCCATTACGTCAAGTGATTCAGAAACGTCGCCGGACTTAGGATCAAAGAACTTTCTTTGACGATACTTCTGCATGGTTTCTTTGATGTATTGTTCTGCTCTTCCTTTTGGAAGTTGACCAACGTCAATCTTGAATACTCTTCTTTCTGGAGCACGTACCAAACGATAGATAACAACAGCGTCTTCAAGTTGCTTCAATCTCTTATAGGTTGTTTTTGCTGGTTCAAGTAAACCCAAAACAACTTTATCGTCTTCTGTTACGTTATATACGAAATCACCAGAGTTACAATAAGCAACCATTTCTGGGTCCATTGCGAGTGCTTGTGTTTCTGTCTTATAGACGAATTGCGCTACATCATCAGCTTCTAAATCGTCCCAAATTGGGTGAAGCTTAGTAGTTCTTAGTTTTTTAGTGCGAACGATACCTTTTTGTGGATTGTCGTTATCAATTACTTTTTCTAAAGCAAATTCAGCGTCAATTATGAAGTCGCGGAACCATATAATACCATTTTCATCCGCTTTCATAATGTCGTAAGCAAGATGGTCCCATTCGGCTTCAAGTGTTTTTCTAAGGTTATCATTTTCACGAATGGAATTTGATTTGATTATCAATTCCATTATCTTACCTTCTTTATTTGGATTTATAGCTTCATTGACGTATTCATCGATAGCAAAAGAAATTTCTGGATACTTTGCCATTTCACGATAAATCTGTATCTTACCTTCTTTATTTGCTTCTGCAGCGTAGACGTAGCGGTTATAGGTGTCAATAACACCACCGAATGCACCAGCAGCACTGAAGTTTTCTATTTCTGAAACTGGAACATCGGTTTCGTTGTTCTTCTTATTGTTGCTGAACATATTTCTTACATAAGAAAATATGTTTTGTCTCTGTCTATATATTTTTTCTTTTTGGGCGGCTGTATGAGTATTGTTAAATTCTCTCTTAGACTTTTGGTATCCACCAGCAGCGCCAGAACCAGACGTTCTACTAAATCCGTAATATTCTCTCCAAGACATTGGCTTTTATTCCTCTTTTATTCTTTTATGATGATATTTGAATCCGCAAATATTGGATTTTGCGTCTTTAATAGCGTTTCTGTCAAATCCATATTTATATTTGTGGCAGATTTTATAGTTGGAATGTAAAATCTACGCCAATACTTTTTCAAATCAGCACCGATTGGTCCAAATAACTTTTCTAGATTCTGGTAAGTAAACTGAACAAACGGTTGCTTAGCGCCGTTAGCAGCGAACCTTTGATCATTCCAATATTTTGTCTTATATAAAGACAGGAATCGTTCGCCGTTCATCTTGTTTACTTCCTTTCTACCGTCATCGGTACAATAATAATTGAACAAAAAGATATTAGGTCCTTCTATCCAACCTTCGGAGAGATTAGCTCCACTGAATATTATACATGGGTCTACGTTTATCTTCTTGTAATTATCTTTTTTACTCATATAGCGAAATCGTAAAATATCGCCACGGTAAAGTGACTTATCTGGAGCAATAGGAAAGCCAGTGAAATTATCAAATTGATAACCTAAATTTCTTTTGGCTAAGATGTCTTTGTCCATATTTCCACCATTATCTATTTATATAAATAGAGAAAAAGGAACGTATATGGGAAAAAGCTATAATCATCATCCGAAAAAAGGCGATTATATTCAAGGTGAGTTCATTCCAAAGAATCCGGAAAAATACAAAGGAACTGTCCCTGTAATTTACCGTTCATCCTGGGAACATAAATTCATGCGTTTCTGTGATATCTCAGAGAATATAATTAATTGGGGAAGCGAGTCATTAATAATTCAATATTTCGACCCAGTTACCAATAAAATGAGACGTTATTTTACCGACTTCATTATCAAAATGAAGGACGGAAACGGTCAATTAGTAACTAAAGTAATTGAAATAAAACCATATAAGCAAACTGTCCCTCCTGTAACTAAAAACAGAAAGAATAGAATGGCTGTGTTAAAAGAGCAACAAATGTATGCCACCAATCAAGCTAAATGGGAAGCGGCAGCACACATTTGTAAACAAAAAGGTTGGGAATTTGTTATCTTAACCGAAAAGGACTTGGCTATTAGTTAAAACAGGTTTATTGATATTCTTAAGCATGTTGTTGATATCATTTGTCTTAGCTAAGAAATCCCTAAGTCCCTTTTCAACGAAATAATTGAATATAGTATTAGTACCAGCAACTTGATATTCTGCTAATCTAGTCTCAAGGATATCAAGTAAATCCTTCGGAGTTTTCGTCAAATCAATAAGCTTTTCATTGAAGTCGTATATCTTTTTGATTTCTTCATTCTCAAGTA